CCTACCTAGACCGAGATGATGATGTACTAAGATATCAAGGTTTAGCTTTTAGTTGGATAGGCTTTGACGAATTAACGCAATGGGCAACACCTTTTGCTTGGAATTACATGAGGTCACGATTACGTTCTACTGCACACGATTTACCTGTGTATATGAGGGCAACAACTAACCCCGGAGGTCCGGGTCATCAGTGGGTTAAGAAAATGTTTATTGACCCAGCACCTTATGGAAGAGCATTCGATGCCACAAATATTGAGACAGGAAGGGTTCTTAAATACCCTGACGGACACAGTAAAGCAGGTCAGTCATTATTTAAAAGAAGATTTATCCCTGCTAGATTATCTGACAATCCGTACCTCTCAAGTCAAGGTGATTATGAAGCAATGCTTCTTTCCTTACCTGAACACCAACAAAGACAGTTGCTTGAAGGTGATTGGGATATTAAAGAAGGTGCTGCTTTTACTGAGTTTGATAGGAATACTCACGTTATTGATGAGCAGATTGTTGTATATAGAGAGTTGTATGTTTCTAAAGTCCTTGCCACAGATTTGGCAGATATGATATTAGATGCAGAAGCAGAAGATGGCAATATTAAGTATGGTGTATTAGATAGTTCGTTATGGCATAAACGTGGTGATACAGGACCTTCATTAGCTGAACAAATGATTATGAAGGGATGTCGCTTTAGACCATCAGATAGAAGTAAAGGAAGTAGAGTTTCAGGTAAGAATGAAATACATAGAAGATTACAAGTTGACGAGTTTACTGAAGAACCAAGAATGGTATTTTTTAATACTTGTACAGAAACAATTTCGCAGTTACCTGCTATACCCTTAGATAAAAAGAATCCTGAAGATGTGGATACTAAAGCAGAAGACCACTTGTATGATGCTTTAAGATATGGTATAATGTCAAGACCTAGATTTAGTATATTTGACTATGAGCCTATGGGCAGACCAAAAAGTAGTATGCCTGTAGCTGATGCAACGTTTGGATATTAATATGGCAGAAGAAGAAATAATGTTAGAAGATGAAGCGATAGCTTTAGAGGATTCTGACAAAACAGATGAGACAGATTATCCAGTCAGTAACATGGTAGACTATGTTATGGCTAAGTTTAAAAAGTCTGAAGACTATAGGTATGAAGATGAACTTAGATGGGTAAGAGCTTATAGAAACTATAGAGGTTTATATGGACCTGATGTTCAGTTTACTGAAGCCGAAAAGTCTAGAGTATTTATTAAAATTACAAAAACTAAAACTTTGGCTGCATATGGGCAAATAGTAGATGTTCTATTTGCAGGGAATAAATTTCCTATAAGTATAGAGCCAACTGAATTACCTGAAGGAGTATTGAAAGATGTTAGTTTCGACCCTAAAGAACCTGAAGAAATACGTGACAAATTGGATGACCTCTCATCCCCTTATGGTTTCATGGGAGATGGGAAAGAATTACCTAAAGGTGCAACTGCAAAAACTTTACAAGAAGGTCTTGGTCCTATACAAGAAGACTTGGAAGGCATTGAAAACCTTAAAGGTGAAGCTGGAAAAACGCCAACAGCCATAACATTTAGTCCTGCTATGATTGCAGCTAAATCTATGGAAAAACAAATCATAGACCAATTACAAGAATCAAATGCTAATAAACATTTAAGAAGCACTGCTTTTGAAATGTCATTGTTTGGTACAGGTGTTATGAAAGGACCTTTTGCAGTTGATAAAGAATACCCTAATTGGAATGACGAGGGTGTTTATAGTCCTGTATTTAAAACTATTCCACAAGTAACAAATGTGTCTGTTTGGAATTTTTATCCTGACCCTGACTCTACAAGTATAGACCAAGCACAATTTGTTATTGAACGACATAAGATGTCAAGAACAGAGTTGCGTTCTCTAAAAAGAAGACCTTTCTTTCGTGAAAAAGTTATTGAAGAAGTTATAGGTGACGGTGAGAATTACGTTAAAAAATATTGGGAAGACGATTTAACAGACTATAATCAAGAAAATTATGTAGAGAGATTTGAGGTTCTAGAGTATTGGGGTATGATAGATACTGATATGCTTTTAGACCAAGATATTGATATACCTAAAGACTTACAGAACTTTGAAGAACTACAAGCTAATATATGGGTTTGTAATGGTAGACTATTAAGAGTTGTATTAAATCCATTTAAACCTGCAAAGATACCTTATTCTGCAGCACCATATGAATTAAATCCATATTCATTCTTCGGTGTAGGTTTAGCAGAGAACATGGATGATACGCAAACTCTTATGAATGGTTTTATGAGAATGGCTGTAGATAATGCTGTATTATCAGGTAACTTGCTTATAGAAGTAGATGAGACAAACTTAGTCCCGGGTCAAGACCTATCTGTATATCCGGGTAAAATATTTAGAAGACAGGGTGGAGCACCGGGTCAGGCTATATTTGGTACAAAGTTTCCAAACGTATCTAACGAAAATATGCAACTGTTTGATAAGGCAAGACAGTTAGCTGATGAAAGCACAGGATTACCCTCTTTTGCTCATGGTCAGACAGGTGTATCAGGGGTGGGAAGAACTGCATCAGGTATATCTATGTTAATGAATGCTGCATCAGGTAGTATTAAAACTGTTATTAAAAATGTAGATGATTATTTATTGAAACCATTAGGTGAAGGATTATTTAGATTTAATATGCAATTTAATTTTGACCCTGACATAAAAGGTGACTTAGAAGTAAGGGCAAGAGGAACAGAAAGTCTAATGGCTAACGAAGTTAGGTCACAAAGACTGATGGGATTTTTACAAGTAGCCTCTAATCCTTCATTAGCACCATTTGCTAAGTTTGATTATATTATTAGAGAGATAGCAAAGGCTATGGATTTAGACCCTGAAAAAGTAACAAATGATATGAGAGAAGCCGCAATACAAGCAGAGTTATTAAAAGAGTTTAGAGGACAGCAACCTCAACCCCAACAACAACCCCAAGCACCTGCAGGAGCAAATCCTGCTGACCCAACAGGAGCAGGTGGTGGAACTATAGGAACAGGACAAGTTCCTTTACCACAAGAGCAGGGATTTACAGGAGATAATGAAGGTGGACAAACAGATATTGGGCAACCTCAAGCCGATGGTCAACCATCAGCACCACTTCAATAAGTATTTAGACGAACTTATTAGCAAACAACATAAATTATTAGAACAGGCTAGTGATATAATAACTGTTCATAGAGCACAAGGTAGTATACACACTTTGCAAAAACTTAAATTACTAAGGGAAGAAGTTAATGGAAAAGAAAAGTAGAGGTATAGAAGCACAACAGTTAGAAATGTTTGGTGATATTGGAATGGCAAAGTCTCCTGCTAAGAAAGACCCTATATCAGGAAACGAAATACCTAAAGCATCTACTGCAGAAGAAGTGAGAGATGATATACCTGCTAAATTAAGTGAAGGTGAGTTTGTATTACCTGCAGATGTTGTAAGATATCATGGTTTAGAAAAGTTGATGAACCTACGACAACAGGCGAAACAAGGCATTAATACTATGGACAAGATGGGTCAGCTAGGTAATGCAGAAGAAGCTACTATGCCTGATGACTTACCCTTTGATGTAAATGATATAGAAATGTCAGAAGGTGGTATGGTAAATGTAGCAGGGCAACCTATGCAGTTACCAAGAATAGCAGGACAACAAATAGAAATGCAGACAGGTGGTTTTGTAAATCCAACAGGCACATTTCAAACTCCTACTAACATAGCTACAACACCCTCATACTTTCAGAACTATGCACAGACAACAGCACCTTTTAAACCTTTTATACGACAGAATCAAACAGCAATACCACCTGTTGTACCTGTAACTCCACCTAGAACAACAGGTCCTTCATTTCAAACTCTTGTACCAAGTGAGGGTCAAAGACCTGTTACAAAAGAATATAGAAATGCCGCAGGACAGAAATTATTTATACCATTTATAAATAATAAACCTATATATCCTATACCTGAAGGTTATACAGAATATGTAGAAGAGAAAACACCTATAGCTGAAGATAAACCTGTTGTAAAAACACCAACAACAACAGTAACAGGTGACGGAGGTGACTCTGATACTAGAGTAGGAACTGTTATAGGAAAAACAGGTAAAGGTAAAACACCAACGGAAGAATCTGTTGCATCAAAAACCCAAGCAGTTTTAAGTGGCTTACAACAAAATACTCCAAAATCAACTTTAAGCAAAGCCTTTCAAGCTGTAAGTAAAGGTCTTATGGGAGCTATGATGCCCGGAGTAGGTCTTTTAGGTGGATTAGGTATAGGTGCAAAAAGTGCTTTAGGTGACCAAGGCACTAGCTCACAGGGTTTAGCAGATGCACTTGGTAGCGTTGATGCTGCTCAAGGAATAGGATATGATGCAAAAGGCAATGTAACTGTTAGTGGTCCTATGGCAAGTGTTATGGGTATACAAGGTGTAATGAATGAATTATCTAAGGCAGCATACGGAATGAGTTATGCAGATAAAACTGCTGAATTAGGTGTACCACCATCATTTCAATATGGATATAAGAATGGTGATGTAGACCCAACAACAAACCAGACATATTCTCATGGTCAAGCAGGTGACCCCTTTGGAGTTCCTTCTTATACTAGCCTTGCAGAATTTGGAAAAGCTATGGCAGCAAGTTCTAAAACAGGTTTTATGGGTAGTTATGCAACTGCTAAATCTATTGCTACCGACCCTACTAAAACTGCAAAAGAAAAAGAAAAAGCAATAGCATTTGGTAAAGAAATCAATCCTTTTTTTGAAATGGATATAGATGAGAGAAGTGATGCAGAAGTAGGTAAAGGTTTAGATGCAATAGGAAAAGGTGTACAAGCACAAGCAGATAAAGAAAGAGGTTTTAATGTAAATGAAACTTTTGGTTCTGGTGAAGCTCCTAGTAATGACCCAACTGGAGGTTTTGGTTTTGGTCAAAGCACAGTAGGTGATGACCCTGCAACCGAAGATGACGATGGCGTAACTGATGATGATGGTCCTTCTAGTGATACAGGTACAGAAACTGCTGATACTCCGGGAGATAGTCAAGGTCCTTCTGGTGGAGTAGGAGATTATAACATAGGTGGACTAGCAGGTAAAAAAAATTATAAAGTTAAAAAAATGAAGCGAGGTGGGTTGGCTTCACGTTAATAACCCACAGTAGATGGCTACTTATCCCCCAACAATAATTGGCTACGATAACCCCAAGGAGAAAATAAAATGGCTGAACAAGCACAAGAAATGGTGGTAGATGCTACACCAAAGAAAACAGCATTTATGGACAAGCGTTCTACTCATGAAGATAGAATTAAAAAAGATGAGGAAGAACTAGAACTATTAAAGAAACAAGCTGAAGGTGAAACTGAAGAACCTGTTACAGAAGAGAAAGCAGAGGATGAGGAGAAACCGAAGAATGCTGAAGAAAAAACTTTTAAAAAGCGTTATGGAGATTTACGAAGACACTCCCAAGAAAAAGAAAAAGAGTTTCAAAAGCAACTTGATGAATTAAAAGTACAGTTAGAAAAAGCTACTAAAAAAGAAATCAAGCTACCTAAGACAGAAGCTGAAATAGAAACATGGGCAAAAGATTATCCTGATGTAGCAGCTATTATAGAAACTATAGCTATAAAGAAAGCTAAAGAACAGTCAGATGCTTTAGAACAAAGAATAAAAGAAATTGATGAGCTAAACGCACAAACATCAAAAGAGAAAGCAGAGGTAGAGTTATTACGTATTCATCCTGACTTTGCAGAGATTAGAGAAAGTGATGACTTTCATGAGTGGGCAGATGAACAGCCTAAATGGGTACAGGATGCATTATATGAGAATAGTGAAGATGCTAGGTCAGCAGCAAGAGCCATTGACCTCTATAAAGTCGATAGAAATATTGGCACAAAAGAAAAGGTCAATAGTAGCAAAGAAGCTGCTAAAGCAGTCTCAACAAAAAATCAAAAGACTATCCCAGATGCTGAAAGCAAAAACTCTATGATTAAAGAGTCAGATATACAAAAAATGACTGCCGATGAATATGAAGCTAATTCGGATACAATTATGGAAGCTATTAGAGCAGGAAACTTTATTTACGATGTTTCAGGTTCTGCTAGATAAAAGTATTGACAAATAGTTATTTATGAATATAACTATATGTAACTAGGAGTGTGACCCCTTTTCTAGGACACTCATACTCACACTAAACTTGGAAGCCTACCTGATGGTACGAGCCTGTGTTTAAATAGCTACTAAACACACACCTCTAACACTATTAGCCGATGACGAGTGAATTTGTTGTGTATATTTAATACACATTTGTTTATTTCAATGGAGATAAAAATGGCATTTAAAACTGCAGCAGGTTATGGTAATCTGCCTAATGGTAATTTCTCCCCAGTTATTTACTCTAAGCAGGTTCAGTTAGCCTTCAGAAAAACTTCCGTTGTTGAAAATATCACTAACTCCGATTATTTCGGAGAGATTGCCAACATGGGTGATTCTGTAAAAATCATTAAAGAGCCAGAAATCACTGTCAAGGAATATGCTAGAGGTGCAAACGTACAACCTCAAGACCTTGATGATGAGGACTTTACATTGACTATCGATAAAGCGAATTACTTTGCTTTTAAGATAGACGATATTGAAGAGGCTCACAGTCACGTAAACTTCTCTCAACTAGCAAGTGATAGAGCAGGTTACAGACTTAAAGACAACTATGACCAAGATGTTCTTGGTTACCTATCAGGATTTGCACAAGCATCTAACAATGCTGTAGCAAGTTCAGCTAACTCAACAGTTAATGGAACTAAAGCAGT